AAGTTTGGAACAATTTTTAGATGTTTTATGTCAATTTTTGCAGAAATTTGTTCGATTATGCTCTTACCACCACTAGCTAATGTTTTTGCTCTAGCGTCATGTGGCAACCAATGAGTACCATATTTGTACCCAAATTCATCTTCTTTTTGGGCAAGCAAACCTGTGTAATAAGGTATTGGCTGACCATTGCTGGAGTGGTGATCTAGTATCCGTATCTCACCGTATACCGTCTGCCACCAAATAATTGCCGTAGAATCGTTGTACCCCAAATCCCAAACTGTATGACAGGGAAACATTGGGTCATAGTCAACCGTAGTGATACGCTCTAAATCCGTGATTTGACGCATCTGTTCGCCAAAGTACGCCCCAGTTATGGAAGCCTCAAATGAACATAAAAATTCTTGTTCGTACTGATTTGGTGACATTGTTGACTGTGCATCTAACAATTCAGCTTGTGGCAATAAGCCTGATTTATCTGCTCTTAGGGTCTTTACATACCAATTCGGGTTCTTTTGGGCTTCGTTGTAGATGTCATAGAACGCATTGTGACCCTTTGGCGTACCAATAAAGGTAGCCCAGCCTTGGCGGTCTGTAAGTAAAGGCCTCACAATTTCACCCCATAATCTAGGTTTCATGTCGGCATACTCATCTAAAACTACCCCGTCTAGGTATAAACCCCGTAATGCGTCAGGGTTATCAGCACCAAATAACCTAATCTTTGCCCCGTTAACCAGTTCTACCCATAACTCAGACTGATTGGCTTTCACAATGGCTGGCTCTGCAAACTTGAGCAGGTAATCCCAAGCAATGTTCTTAGCTTGTGCGTAGTAGGGGGCAATGTAAGCGTACCTACCGTCAGGTTTCTTATCCATGATGGCTCTGCGGATCGTATCTGCAATGGTAGCCACCGTTTTCCCTGCTCTCCTGTGACAAACCAATACAGCCCAGCGTTGATCCCGTTTATGGAAGTCTAGGAACGCATCCCGTGATTTATACGGGTATTCGTACTTCTTTACTATTTCTTTCAATCTAGGAACTTATGTTCGTGAATGATCTTGACAGGTTGATCTTCGTCACCTAAATGCTCAGTACGGGCTAATTTAGGCAAGTGATATTCCATGACGCTCTGCAACATACCAAAAGCCTTCTCAGGATTAGGTAAAACTATGAATTTATCGTCATTGTTTTTAACGCCAATAGCGACCTGTTCTAGCCACTCTTGCATCTTGTAGGCGTTACCCTCTACGAACTGTGCTATCGCTTCCCTAGCCATTGCTGTGGACTTATTAGGGCTACCTTTAGGTCTACCCTTCGGATTATTAGTTTGTTGTTTAATACTCATACCTTACCCAAGTGGTTGATTAAGATAAGTTAATTCTACTACTATTTGACTTCTTTATCCAAGTCTTTAAGTTTATTAGCTAATGCGGCTCTACGCTCTAATCTAAGACGCTGTTGTTTCTCTAGCGTAGATTCGTGCTCAGGGCGTAGCATGGCATCTTCTTTCTTGTACTTGCGGCTCATGTGTTCCATTACATATCCTTCATCTTGTCACGAATCATGTCTTTTCTGCTTTGTGGCTTGGCAGTCTTGGCGGCATCTTTAAAGTCTTGGGCAGATGGGCGACCTTCAGAAGCCTTTGTAGCCATCTTTTCGCCTGATCCAGCTTTGATTCGCTCACGCTTGGCGTGAATATTTGCGTATAGTCCGTTTTTCATTAACATTTCCACCTTGCTCTTGCCGCTTTTCCTCGTTCCCCATTCCATCCTGCTGACCTAGCACAGAAGCTATCGTGTCTTGGCCCACTAGATTGGGGTGCTTTTAAGTTACTGTCATTCTTTGCGTTGTACGCTTTACGACCAGCTTCGGTCATTCCTGCACCTTCTTCTACTGACTGATAATGCCGACCCTTACCTTTAGTGGTTTTGGCTATCGGCTTATCGTGCTTCTCTACTGCGGCACGGATGTCATCTTGACGGCTCAAGCATTTTCCTCAATGTACTTACCGTAGGCTTCTTCTAATTTGGCTTTGCGAGCACCTTTGGCGTTTTCACGCTCAACATTGAGTGCAATAGCAAGTGCCTGTTTTTTAGGCTTACCAGCTTTAATTTCAGCTTTAATGTTCTTGCCGACTGATGCGGCTGATCCTGATTTATCCAACGGCATGATTATTCCTTAATCAAATGATTTTCTGTACATCAAACTAACACCGCCTTTACCCATCGGCTCACCCATAAACTGTGATTTATTAGGGTAATACCCAGCAGAAATGCTTTGAGTTGGGCCGCCATAACTTACATCGATACCGTTTATTACGGCAGGAATATTGTATTTATTATTAACAACCCCTTGACCTGACACGCCAATTCCTAAATTATTACCTGCTTCATTTGGATCAAATTGATAACCAGCACGACCTTGTATCATTGTTCCAGCCTGTCCCATTGGGATTGCATTGCCACCAACATTAACTTTACGCAATAAATCCGCAAGCCTTAGACCTTCAGCAGATTCACCTTCGGGCAAATTGTAGGATTGGGGCTTTAAAAAGTCCACGGTTATGCCTTAAATTTAAGCAGATAAATGGTTGTATCAATCTCTTGGGCGATATTGTCAATAAGCTGAACAATCTCAGAATCCATTGGCAGGTCTGCCCGTGCTTCTTTGACAAACCGTTGTAGTGATTGTAGGTATGCCAACGGCTCTTTCGGCTGGTGGTATGTAGCAGGAAATTCAGTAATCTGACCGTAAATACCAAAATAAGTTTCTGCCAATGTATCGGTTAGCCCGATAATATTTTCGTAAAAGTGTCCTAAAGCCTTGTGCTTGGCGTAAGACTTGGTAGCCCAATGGAAAAAATGGGTATTTGTCCCCGAATGTAGCAAGGTTGCAAGAAACAACGCCATTGACTTTTCCATAAAACGCTCCTTTTAATCTATTTTATAACACTTTTCTAGTAATACCTAGTGCTCTGATCGCGGCATCAACGCTATCTACACGGCTTATTGCACCGCCTTTCCACTTACCCATAAAATCTAATTGGTCGGGAGTAAAACGGGATTTGCTATCTCTTTTTATTTCCATCAAGAGGGTTTCGCCAGCATAACCAACAAGCAGGTCAGGGCAACCGTGCTTCATTGATGCAAGTGACACTACCGTAGCACCAGCTTGTCTTAATGCCGCCACTATCTCCTTGTGGTTTGTATCAATTCGTGCGTATGTCATTGATTTTCAATTAAAATAGATTAGTATTGGCTAACTTTACCATCATCAAGGCTTGACATGAGCAAACCAGCGTGTAGTGAGCAAGAGTTTATAGCATTATTTAAAGAACATAAATCTCCTACAAAAGTAGCTAGGATATTAAATGTTGATGTTAGAAATGTAATGGCACGCAGAAAAAAATTGGAAAAAAAGCACGATATTGTTCTTGAAGCTAATGATAATCGGGGAGTGCCAAAGTTTATTATTCCCGAAAATAAAATAGAGTGTTCTTATAGTTTGCCTAACGGGATTGTTTTAATAGGTTCAGACTGCCATTACAACCCCAATTATATTTCTACCGCCCACCGTGCTTTTGTACACTTTACGAAACAATTAAAGCCGTCAATGGTGATTTTAAATGGGGACTTGTTCGATTTTGCACAGATTAGCCAACATAACAGGATAGGTTACCAACAGCATCCAACAGTCCAGCAAGAATTAGAAGAAGTCCAAGCTAGGTTAGGTGACATTGAAGCTGTAAGACCTGCTGGTTGTATATTGCATCGCACCATTGGTAATCACGATTTACGCTTTGATGGCAAGCTATCCAATGTCTTGCCCCAGTATGAGGGTGTCAAGGGTATGTGCCTTGCAGATCACCTGTACGGCTGGTCATATAGCTGGTCAGTACGAATTAACAACAATACGATGGTCAAACACCGTTGGCATAATGGTATTCATGCGGTCTACAACAATATTTTAAAGGGGGGCTTGAGTATGGTGACGGGTCATCTACATTCTTTAAAAGTGACCCCGTGGACTAACTATACTGGTGATCTGTACGGTGTTGATACTGGAATGATGGCGGCAGTCAAGGATGAGCAGTTTATTTATCACGAAAATGCAAGCGTCAACTGGAGAGCAGGATTTGCTGTTCTTACCTATGTCAACGGTCATTTAATGCCACCTGAGTTGGTACAGGTCATTAATGAAGATGAGGGGCTAGTGTTTTTTAGGGGTGAATTGTATGAGATTAAATCCTGAAATATTAAGAAACCTGTATGCAAGCCTGTATTGCTGTTATCCATTTACAAAATGGAAAATGCCATTACCTGAAGAAATAGAGTTTATTGTTACTTGTGACCCTGAAATAATGGGTACATACCTTTACGATACTGGTGAGGATTACGAACATACAATTACGATCTCATCGGCTCGATGTGGTCACCTGTACAGCGTTCTAACAACGCTCGCCCATGAGTGTGTCCATCTTAGTTTCTATCGCCAACAAGGGGCTAAATGGGCTTCTCACGGCAAAGCGTTTAGAACCCGTTGCAAAATGGTAGGGGAAGAATTGGGTTTTGATCCGCTGGAGTTGTAACCTATAAGTACCAATTTACTATACATATTGCTACCTATGTGTACACTTTTTGGTCTTTTTTAGACATATTTTGTAAAGTTTTGGCGGTTAA